ATATTTTGAGGCGCAATATCTAGCTCTTTACATGCTCGATAAAGAGTCCCAAACCTCAATGCTACTTCTTCTATAGTCATAAAAACCCCTTAAATTTATTGCATTGTATACTAAAGCTAATTTTAACGCTAGTTGATATTAAAATTAAGTTGATTTATAGTGTTTTTTTCCAAGGAGGAAATTATGCTAACGGATGAGCAGCGCGAAAAGCGCAAAAATGGCCTGGGTGCGTCTGATACCAGCATCATCATGGGTTATTCCACTTACAAAACACCTTACCAACTTTATTGCGAGAAAACTGGTGCTATCGACACGGAAGATGAAGAAACAGAACTTCAATATTGGGGTAATGCGCTTGAGTCGGCGGTTGTTAAACGTTTTTCAGACGATAACAACGTGGTGGTCACATTCCCTGACACGCTCTATCACCCTGATTATGATTATATATTTGCCAATTTGGATGGTTGGATTGCAAGTGAAAATTCTGTATTAGAAATAAAATGCGTCAATAGCTTTCAGCGTAAACAGTGGGATTTAGCTACAAAAGATGGCATACCCTTAAATTATTTAATCCAGGTCGCTAAACAGTGCGTTATTACTAATGCGAGTCGTGGGCATGTTGCTGTTTTAATTGGCGGAATGGAATATAAAGAATTTGTATATGAGCGTGATGCGGCTTTAGAAGAACTTATTATACAAGCTGATATAGATTTTTGGCATTGTGTTAAGAATGGCATAGAACCCGATCCAATTAACACATCAGATTGTCGCATGAAGTTTAACGAATCTAATCCTGATAAGTTTGCGCAAACCACATTTAAGACCGCCAACGCACTGACAAAACTGACAGAAACCAAGCAAGAAATTAAGCGTCTTAATGAAATTGAGGAAGAATACAAAGTCCATCTAATGTCTCATATGGGTAATGCCGAGTATTTAGTCGGTGAAGAAGGCGAGATTTTGGTCACATGGAAGGCTAATAAAAAAGGGACGCGAGTTTTTAATATTAAATAGGGACATTATAATGAGCAATGAAATCGCTATACTTTCGCAAGAAGTTCACGAGCTTCGGGAAATAATTACAAAAGATAAGGCAAATAGACTTAATGATAGTCTGTTTTCTAAAGAGCTTGCTCCACATTACATGCAATTAGCTGGACAGTTATCTAAAACTGAAATGATCCCAAAAAATTACCGTGGCAAACCTCAAGACTTATTTGTTGCTATGGCGCTAGGATATCAAATTGGTCTATCAGTTGAGCAAGCCATACAAGCCATTGCGCTTATTAACGGCAAGCCATGCTTGTACGGTGATGACATGCTAGCGCTGTGTATGAATCATGCAGATTTTGTAGATATCATTGAAAAGCCAATTGTGTCTAACACTAACCAGGTTATAGGGTATAGCTGTACTATTAAACGTAAAAACATGACTGACCATGAAGAAAAATTTGATTTAAACCATGCAAAAAAAGCTGGCTTATTAGGCAAGCAAGGTCCGTGGACGCAGTACCCTGAACGTATGATGCAGATGCGTGCCAGAGGTTTTGCTTTGCGAAACCGTTTCCCAGATGCACTAAAGGGCATTAAATCTCGTGAGGAAGTGGAGGATTACATTGAAGCTGAGTACTCGGTGGTTGAAGATAAAGGCTCTCGAAGTGATATACTGAAAAAAGACTACCTTAAAAAAACAGGTAAAGTAGATGATAAAGAGACTGTTCCAGAAGATACTTTTAATGAGGATCAACTATCTGAAGAAAAAGCAAAAGCTAACGACATGTCCTCTCCTGTGGTGGAAAATGCAGAGGAAGAAATTAAAACTTATACTGAAATTAAACGACTGCTCGATGAGAAGGGATTTACTGAGGAACGACTCGATAAAGCGTTAGCATTTTATGAAACTAAAACTGTTGATGAATTATCACCTGAAAGCGCAGAAGATTTTTTGAAAAAATTAAATAAACTATAAGGATTTATCATGGTGAACCAAGGAACTATTCTAGGTCGAGTAGGTAAAATTGATATTAAAAACACTAATAGTGGCACAAAAATAGCTAATCTAAGCATGGTAACGTCTAAAAAGTTTATAAAAGATGGCCAAAAACAAGAAAAAACGACCTGGCATAATGTTACGATGTTTAATAAGATTGCTGAAATAGCAGAAAAATATGTAACTGTTGGCGATATGCTATACGTCCAGGGTGAAATGGATACTCAAAAATGGACTGATCAGCAAGGACAAGCTAAAACAAAAAGTTTTTTGCTAGCTAATGAAATGAAGTTGTTACCAAACGCTAAAAATCATAAAAGTACGCCAGATCCTAAAGCTGACTTAGCGCCAGGTGGCGATCCTTTTGCGTTAAATGATGATATCCCGTTTTAATTCTTTAATCGTAACTAACAGTTGACCATTTCTAGGCGTTTTTCTTTCAATATAGATTTGGTCAAGCTGGTTATCATCAGAATAAACTCCTGCGTATTGCAAAGAATCTAAAAGACACTTAAATATATTATCTAAGTCTCTACGCCTTTTATCTGGCGGATGGGCTTCAATATCTATGCGTAAGCGCTCATTATTTACATAAGAATTTTTGAATTTTGAGGCTAATATAACAACCTCATTTCTATAATTAACGCCCTTTTCACCAACATAAAATCGTTTATAACTACGCTTCCAATAGTGATTTACGGTTGGTGGCCAGGGCAGCAATAAACTTACCATGCAGCTCGATTCATCCAGCCATTGCGTGCCCACTCCATATTCGGATGGTTAGCTAATATTTCAATATACCTATGTTTTGCACAGTTTCTCAACTCTTGCCGAAGCTCATATGGATCTTTAAAATTTGCAGCTCCAAATGTTTGATCGCCTAAAATTCCATCAACAGCTATCGGCTTATCACTTAATCTATTAATCGCTATCTGTAAAAGCTTATGAGAGCGATAGCCACCCATATTAACCGCTAAATCGAATACTTTTTCTACAATGTTTATATTACTAAACCTTTTGTAGTCATAATATTGCCACCAATATTTATAATAAATATCTTTAGCACCTTCTTTCTCTAAGCTTATAACGTCCTGTTCATCAACTACGCCATCTTGATTCAAATCTAAACCCATAGACTGTAGGTATCGCAAAGATATTCCCCAATTAGTAGTGCCACCTGGGTCACGTTTGTCCTTGCTTAAGCCTCCTTCATGCTTCAATATTTCTTTAAAACATTTATCAAACATACTTTCCATCAGCAATCCTTATTATTTTTATCAAAATGCCAGCTTCCAAAAAATCGAACACCCACGTAAAACTTAAACGCAGTTATATTAGTCACTCCTTCGACAAGTAAGGCTGAGTATAAAACTTCATCTGCAAATTTTCTTGTTACATTCGTGTGGCATCTATATAAATAGTCGTGCAAAATTGCTGGTGCTACAAATCCCGAATATTGTGGCGCAAATATAGGCCATAATATTCTTGGAATACTAGCTAAGTCGGTTTTGAAATTTTCAGGGACAATTATTTTTTTGCCATCAACTTTAACTTGCATGGGATCGCAAGTTCGATAGTAATAGCCTTGGTAGGGCTTAATACATGCTTCATTTAAAAAAATTATTTTATGTGAACGAACACACCCAGCCATATAAATAATTGTAAGTATTAAAATGAAAATAGCCGCGCATCCTTGCATGATATACTTCATATTGCTTCCTAGCAGTGATGCTCACAGAAAAAAATCAGGAGGTTTAAAAAAAACTGCAAGCATCAATCACAGTATATTACTATAAATTTACATCAGGCAAGCTTACAGAAGATGGAATGTCATCCCACTGCCCTAAGTTGTGATTGTAATATACAAGTTGTTTTCTACCTTGATGGTATTTAATTTCTCTAAGACCATCGTCTGTTATATCCTCAATTCTCTCGATGTCTTTAATAGATTTTTTGTTTTCTTTTAGCCATTGCTTGAACTCTATATAGTCTCTATTGTCTTCAGACATGGGAAAACTTACAGAGTCATTTAAAATTATTCTATCGTTATGTATTTTATATTCATTCATTAGTATATCTCCGCATCTGCTGTATATTGTATCGACATTAAGTTTGAAGCTGTGTCTGTTGCTAGTTGTTGATTTCTAATTAGCATTCCGTCCTGTGACGCACCTTCAATTAATGCTGCTCCT